GGCAGATGGTCAGCACGTTGGCCGACTGGCTGCGCATGTCGAGCGACACGAGGTCGGCGTCGAGGTACTGGTGCGGCACTTCCAGCTCGCGCGTCACCGGCAGCTGATACCAGTAGGTCTGCCAGCCGGGGTCGACGCCGGGCTCGATGCCGAGGCTCGGGGCGCGGCAGTAGAAGTAGTTCGTGCTGTTCTGCACGATGTCGCCGGCTTCGTAGACGGCGTGGCCGGTGTGCGTGCCGGGAGGCGACGACAGCGCGACCCACGGCAGCGAGGCCCCGGTCGGCGTGTCCGCAACCTCGAACGTGTTGGTCGCCCGCACCCGGACGTAGTAGGTGCGCCCCGGCACAAGCCCCACCTCTGCGATGGAAGCCGAGGTCGAGAACGTCACCGGGTCGCCGTCGGCCGTGAACGGCTGGAGCGTCCAGTTGATGCGCAGCTTGCCCGATCCGTTGTCGGCGAACGTGACCGTCGAGGACTCGCGGTAGAGCGGGAACGCGCCCGGCGTGTAGAGCAGCGGCTGCCCGTTCACCAGGAACCGGAACGTGCCGTAGTTCGACGGGTTGCCGTCCCAGCCGTTGCCGATGATGACGACGCTCTCCGTGCTGCTGACGGCGAACGATCGCACGATGCCCCGGCGCGTGCTGTCCTTGACGGCGACGCAGAACCTGAACCCCGTGCGCGACTCGAAGCCTCCCGTGGTGGTCGTGCGGACGTTCTTCGCCTCCGCCAGTCCCTGCCGGCTGCGCACGTCCTCGGCACGCGAGTACATGTCCGGCGACATGCGCCCGCCGCCGAAGCTCTGCTGAATCGTGCGCGTTCTCACGACACCCGCCCCGCCAGCCAAGTGACGCTCTGGCCCTCAGTCGGCGTGAGGATGCGCTGGTTCCCGTCGTTGGCCTTCGCGCGCGCGATGCTGGCCATGGCCATCTGACCGAACTGGAGCATCGCCTGCTGGCCCTCCTTGCCCTGCATGATCGCGCCCGCCAGCTTGCTCGCCAGCAGCATCACGCAGGCGTCCTGCGCCCACGGGTCCAGGAGGTTCGGGTCGGTCACGTAGACCGAGTAGCGCAGCCACGCCTCGGGCAAGTTCGACCACAGGCGCGGCACGCCGTCGGCATCGACCTCGCGGCGGAACAGGATGCGGTTGCCAGTGTGGTCGCGGAAGCCGTCCGGCGCACCCTTCGGCAGCATCTCGATGGCGCGCAGCATCCCGGCCGGCTCCTCGTAGCAGTAGCGCCAGAAGTCGTTGCCGCCGTCCACCACCTCCGTCAAGGCGATGCGCTTCGTGGCCCAGCCCCACTCGTGGCCTTGCGTCACTTCCTCCAGGACGTGAGGCCAGAACTTCTGGCACAGCTTCGCGGCCTTCGTGTCGTCGGGCGGCGAGATGCTGACCACGAACGGGCTCTCGCCGATGTAGGCCAACGCACGGTTGCACAGATCGACAGGGGTAACCAAGGTCTGGCCCTCGACGGTGATGTTGTAGGGGTAGGCGTTGCGGTCGAAGAACTCGCCCCAGTTCCAGGAAGTGAGGCGCACGCCTCCGATCTCGACGTTCTCGAAGCGGATGTCGTGCGGCGTGTTGGCCCAGTTGGTGCCGTAGATGCGCGACATCTGGCCCGGCGTGTCCTCGATGAACACGTTGCGGATCGTGATGTTGCTCACGTCGCCGAGGCCGCCGCGAATGAGGTCGTCGCCGAACGGGTAGAGGTTGTCCTCGATGCTGGCGAACATGTTGTCGAACGGCCCCCACACGCTGAGGCCGTCGATTACGACGTTGAAGCGACCCCACCCGGCCCCCGCCTCGGTCGCGGAGTTGTCGTTCCAGAGCTTGATGACGGCTTGCCCGCCTAGCGCCACGCCCGTCGTCACGTCGCTTGGCTGCAAGCGGATCGTGTCGCAGTCGATCATGGACTGCGTCTTGCCTAGCTTGGGCTCGCCCCAGTAGCCAAGCAGCACGGATGCCCCGTTGCTGTTAGCCACGAACACGTCGGTCGCGGTGAGATTGAAGCCGTTCGACTCCAACCGCAAACCGTCGTCGCCGCAGAGCATGAAGCTGTGGCGGATGACGGAGGTGGCGCCGCCGAGCCTCGCCGAGCAGTCGTATCCGTCCGTGTTGTAGTTCCACGGGCAGATGCCGATGCAGTACTCGAAGTCCGTCACTCCCTCGAACGTGAAGTAGAACGGCCACGCCGCGAACATGATCCCGCTGACAGGGCTGGCCGTGAACTCGAACAGGTTGCCGTAGCCGTTGATTACGGCGTGGTTGATCTTCTCCTCGAACGGCAACGGGAACACCTCGGTCCACGTCGCATAGGTCGCGAACACTTGCCCAGCGCCCCGCAGTGACCAGCTTGGCGTGTCCTTCACCTCGAAGGAGCCAACCAGCACAGCGCCACCGTCCAAGTAGAGGTTGGCGCCGTTGCCCAGCCGGAAGTTGCGGCCCGTGACGTGGACGCCCGGAGGGAAGTACAGAGCCGTCGCGGCGTCGGTCCACTGGGCCGTCCGCATCGTCAACGTGCCGGTGCCGGCGCTGGTGAAGTCGATCTCGGTGCCGCCAGACGTGCGCGCGAGCTTGAGGTCGCTGCCGGACGGCGAGAGCACGTAGTAGACCTCGGTCGCCTTGAGCGCCAAGCCAGTGACGGCCGGGAGCGTGCCCGTGGTCGCCAGAACCACGCGCTGGCCCGCCGTGTAGCCGTGCGAGGCGCTACAGGTGATCGTGTTCGTGCCCGTGTTGATGCCCGAAACCGTGCGCGTCAGCGTCGTCCAGTCCGTGCGCGGCGACGGCAGGGCGGGCTTGAGGGGCCGCGACTGGATGATGAGCGGCACGCGGTCGCCGTTGCATTCCACCCACAGCCGCACGTTCGCCGGAACACGCAGCGTCAGGACGCCGCCCACGATCGACTGCGTCACCCCCTTGTCCTTCGGGTAGACGACGGCGCTCGTGATCGCACCGGCAAGGCGCGTTATCGCCACCGTCGCCGTCTCGTCAGCCCCGAACTGGAACCACGCAGGGGCGACAGTCGCGCCAGCCGACCACGCAAGCGTCGGCATCACGGCCGTGTCCGAGTACCCGTAGACGTAGGCGGTGACGCCGTTGACCGTCGCCAAGTATCGGGTCGACTGGTAGGCGCTCGTTCCGGGACCGCTGTAGACCTCGACCGTCATGGCATTGCTGGCCGGTCAGTGAAGGCCGGCCGGCGCGGCCGATGGGGTCAGGCAGTCGGCGCGGCCGGCGTGGCGCTCATCTGCGCCCACTGCGCCGGCTCGTCGCTCACCAGCAGGAACACGCCGACGCCATCGCCGACCAGCTCCTCCGTCCCGTCCGGGTTGCGCTTGCCATACACCGAGACCACTTCCTCGCCCTCCAGCACGAACGACTCGCCGGCCACGCGGTAGTGGCTGGCAATGAAGGCGTCCGCGCGGGGGATGAGAACGCGCTTGCGCGGCCGAATGAGGATGCGGCCCTGCTTGTCCGCCTTCGGAGGTTCCGGAGGCGGGGCGGGGTTCTTGGCCTTGCTGCGCGTGACTGGGAGAGGATCGACCATGGTGATTGGGCCGGACTACCAGCCGGCGTTGGGGAGTCGCGGATGGATCGTCGCGCCAAGCACGTTGGTTACGGCATCCGGCGAAACGTGCGGGGTGATGTCCACCGTCACGCGCCCCGTCGTGAAGTTCGACGGGTTGGGTGTGACGATGAACTTGCAGCCGATGAACTGGAGCTGCGTCGGCCACAGCGGCGTCGCCAGCGAGTTGTCGATGGCCTCCGCAAGGCTGATGGGCCGCAGCGGGCAGTGCCAGGTGTTGCCCACGCGAAGCACTGCGCCTGCCAGTCGCATGCGGTAGTGCTCGATCGCGTTGGTGTCCGCGAGGTTCGTCGTCGGTGATACGACCGGGATGATGTCCAGGATGGACGACAGCTGGTCGAATGCCTCCGTCACGCGCACGCGCATGTAGAGCGGGCCACCGACGCCGATGTCTCGGCTGCCGTCGGGGACGTTCAACAGCACGCCCGAGACCAGGCGCGAAGTCGTGTCCTCGGCGGTCAGCCGATACTGATCGGGCGTCAGGATGGTGCCCGACGTAATCGCGAGGTTGGTCGCGATCCGGGTGCTGAAGTCTTGCACCATTGGGTCACCATCCCGTCGGGTAGAACTTGCGCGCGTCGCCGACGTGGTTCGGGCCGAACCAGGCGTTGAACGTGCCGCCGGTCAGCGGTCCCGTTGCCACCGTGTAGCGGACGCCGAGATAGCGCCGCATGCGCGGAAGGTGCGTCGGGATCGGAGTCGGCGAGCCCGTCAACGGGTTCGTGCCGGCCACGGGGCGAGCCCACAGGTTGGTCGGGATCGACACCGAGATGGGGAGCGTCAGCTGGCTGCCAACGCCACCGGTCACGGTGAGCTCGTCCTTCGTGTAGGGCCGGCTCGACGCCAGCACTTGCACGTTGCTCGTCAGCGCGCCATCGTCGGCCGCGACGATCTCGAACGTCACCGTCGCCGCGCCGGCCGCAGTGGCCGACGTGAGCGGGATGAAGTTCGCAACGATGTCGGCGCCATTGCCGAGGTCGCGCGCCGCAACGAGGTCGATGGAGTCCGTCGACACCGCCGTGGACGTGACGATCTGCGCCGTCGACACCACACTGCCTTGATGCTTGACCATGTGGTTCCTCCTCAGGCGACGATGGCTTCGGTGGAGAGGATCTGGTCCATGAGGACCAGCGGATGCCCGTGCACGGTCATCTCGACCGCTCCCGGCTCGCCGAACTGGCCGGCGCCTTGCTGCAACAGCACCGCGTTCTGGCTCTTGTCCATCCCGATGCGCGTGAGAGCCGTGAACACGTCCATGTTGGCGTGGAACACGATCGGACCGGCGCCCAGCCGGTTCATGCGGCCGATCATGTAGAGGATGCCGTGCAGCACGTTCGTGGTCGCCGTGGCGGCCTGCGTGCCACTCACCGCGCGCAACGAGGGCACGTCGATGTTGCAGATGCGGCCGATGCAGCGGTAGTCGGGCACGGCGAGGCCGATTCCGAGGTTGACCACCGAGCGCCACAGGTCGATCACGCCCGACGCATCGGTGCGCGACGTGATGCCCAGGTCCTCTTCCGAGACGCCAGCCATCATGCCCGGAGGCGTGACGACATAGCAGCCGTTCTCCATCCACTTGACCGCGTAGATGCTGGTCTGCTGGTTGGCCGTGGCGCCAGTGCAGTTGAACAGCTGCTGCGCGTTGCCGCCGTTCAGCGAAGCCAGGCGAACGGCGAGGCCGTTGAACTGGTCGTCGTTGATCGCGCCGTTCGCGTAGATGAAGCCCTGCGAACCCTTCTGGCCAACGGCTTCGACGGCCGCGTTGCCCTGAATCTCGCGGATGCGTTGCAGCTCGGCACCGCGCGCGAGGTGGCGCGGAACCTCGGTGGACTGCTCGATGATCGCCCAGCCCTCCTGGAGCTTCGCGTGCGTCGCCTTGCTGATCGGCACGCCCTTGCCGACCGTGACGTAGTACGCGTCCGGGAGGCTCGTCTGGATGACGACCTCTTCGAATGTGCCGTTGTTGGCCTCCTGGAAGCGCGCACGGCGCATCCATTCGTTGCGCTGCGCGAGCAGCTTGGTGATCGGGGCATACTGCCCCTTCACCTTGACCGTCGAGTTGTCGACGAAGTTCAGGTAACCGTTGCCGTTGACCGCCATTGCTGCCTACTCCCGCTCACCCCTTGGGGGCGGACTTGGGAAACCGTTGGTTGCGGCGCTCGGCGTCGCTATCCACCGATGCGGTGGACGCCGGCTTGCCCTGGAAGAACCGATCGGGAGATATCGCTTGCTGCGCACGCGCGAACGCGATGTGCAGGAATGGGGGGATGGCCTTGCCTTCGAGTTCCTTCTGCGCGGACTCGGGCACGAAGCGGCGCACGAATGCGGCGCTGTCGCGGGCCGTCTGCTCGAACTTGGCGCCGCCGTAGTCCTTGTCCTCGTAGAGCTGCCGCGCGAAGTCCTCGCGCACCTTCTCGGTGGCGGCTGCGCGCTGCTCGGCGAGCGACTTGTGGACGTGGTCGAGGACGGCCTGCGCCTTCTCGCCAGTGATGCCGGCGATGCGCGCGGCGTCCTTGACGAAGCCAACGACGTGCTCGTCCGCCCCCTCCGGCACCTTGAGGTCGAGGTCGACCGCTTCAGCGTCGGCCGGCTTGTCCTCGGCCTTCTCCGGGGCCTTCATCGCGGCGGCGAGCTTGTCGGCGAACTTCTCGGCCTTCGGCTCGTCCTTGGCCGGCTCGGCTTGCTTCGCCTCGGCGGCAGGCGCGGCCTTCGCCGTCTCCGTCACCGGAGCGGCTGGCGTGCTCTGCGGCGTCGCTGCCGGCGCGGCGTTACTTGCCGGCGAGGTGGGCGTTTCGGGCGCGGATGCGCTCACGGTGCTCCTTCTCCATCAGGTCGTAGAGTGCGGCGAGGTCGTCCGCCGCCAGGAGGCGCTGATCGAGTTCGATCGCGACGCTCCGGCGCCCCTCGTGGAAGTTCGTGTCGCGGTCGCTGCCGTTCCAGGCGTACGACTGCGAGCGGATGCCGGCCGAGTGGCGCAGCATGTCGACGAAGCGCCGGCCTTCGATCGTGCTCATTACATGGCGAAGGTCGCCATGCATGGCCTCGCGCTCTTCCTCGGCGTATGCCGCACGGAGCGCGTCGATGTCGATGTCGCCGCTTGTCACGCGGCGGACGATGCGCAACCTGTCAGTGGGTTATGTCGCAGGCAAGGGCAACGGCGGGCAGTGCCCGTGTTTGCCCGTCGCTGCCCGTCAACGAAAATGGCCCGCCCCGCCGCTCTCCCATGACACGGCGAGACGGGCCGAGCCGCTCGGGTAGCGTCCCGATCGACCCCGTTAGGCTAGGTCAGCAGCCACTTGCCCGTGCCGTCGTCGTCACGGTGCATCTGCTGCATGATCTCGCGCGCCTTGTCGTTTGTCGGCTCGTTGCGGATCACGGTGGCCACGGCAAGGGCCATGAACGCCACCTGGAAGTCGTCGCTCCGCTGCCGGCGGCCGTCGAGAGCCAGTAGCTCCCACTCCACCCAGCGAGCGCCGTCGTTCGTCCAGGCTTGGTCCACGACCAGCTTGGCGGCGTTGGCGGCGATGAGGGGGAGGTGCGTGCCGCCGTCGCCGAGGACGCGACAGGCCAAGTCGAGGCCGTAGGCGCCCAGCGACTGCTGCCACGGCATCCACCACGAGCCGGTGCCGATGCTGCCCACGTCGACCAGCACGTCCCACGGGCCAGTCACAGGGAGCTGGCTCGACAGCCAGTTCGCCCGCGCAAGCCAGTGGTCTCGCACGCGCTCGGCCAACGCACGGTCGCGCAGCTCGCGCCACAGGTGAACGGCGGCGATGCCTTCCCAACCGACCTCGCGGGCGCTCCACACCTTGGACGTAGGCGCTCCCGGCGTGGTGGTGAGCTGGATCAGGTAGTTCCGGGCCTGATGCTCCAGGAGCCGTTGGCATGCCGGCGATCCCGTGAAGCGTGCCGCCATCGCCAGCCGCGAGAAGAACCAGTGCTGTGCATCCGGCCCGTTCCAGCCGTTCGTTTCCGGCATGGTCTGGTCGCGCGGCTTGCCCAGCATGTCGCTGCCGCTGCGGTGCGGGCGCGAGTAGAACATCCGCAGGCGCGGGCGCGTGATGCTGTCGACCATCGACCCGTCGGCCTCCAAGTGGTGGCACGGGTGGCCGGCAAAGTGCAGCGCGGCCAAGTAGTTGACCGTCTCCGCGCCGGCACCGCCCGCTAGCAGCGACTCGCAGCCGGCGAACGCTTGGTCCTCCTGCCCGCCCGTCTGGCCCGTGTTGCGAGCCGGGCCAAGCACCGGGGAATCCCAAGTGTGCAGCGCCATGGCCGAACGGCCGAAGTGCTGCGCCGCCCAGCTGCGCGCCGAGAACTGCGGCGAGAAGCGAGGGTTGCCGTCGTGGAACGAACGCTTGCAGCCGCGAACGCTGATGCCAAGCGACTGCACGGCCATGAAGTTGGCGAACTGCTGCGGGTCGGTGACGAGCCGCGTCCACAGCACGGCGAACGGGATCA